CATTTAGCCAGGCTTCCGTTAATGCGCGCTTCCAGTTTTGCAGTTTCACGGGTGCAAAACTCAATCAATGTAAAACGGTAGTGTTTCGGTTTCTCTTCCGTTTCTTCTACCGTCTCTACATCCGTCTTAAGCTGTACACGCACACGCCCCGCCTGTCTCTCGACTATAGCCGCACCTGTCAGTACTTCCTCTTCTGACTCTACGCCTTCTCTGATTCTTACCGCTTCCATTGCTTATCTTCTCCTTTGCACTTTTTACGGTATCCTTAAAATACTTTACTTTCAGTCCGTAAGAGTCTGTATTTTTTATCCAGCCATAATAGCTTATAATACTTCTTGCATCGTGTCCGTTAAGTATCTGCTTCTTTCGTACCTTCCGTATTCTTCGTGTTATTCTTAAGCATATACTGGAACGTAAGGTAGTACAGTCCCGGTAGAATCTATAGCCTATAAAGTCTATTGGTCTGTTTCCCAGTTTCCCTTTATCATTTGTCGCGTGCACTTGTAATTTACTCTTTATGTGTAAGCCTATTCGTGATAGCGCATCACGGATACAGGCTACATACTGCCGTAGCTTCTTTTTATTACTACTAAATAATAACATATCGTCCATGTACCTAAAATAGTATTTTATCTTGAAAATATGTTTTATTACAAAGTCTACTGGTGTCAGCATGATATTAGCGAACCAGTGACCGAACGGCGTACCTATTGGTATTCCTCTTTTCCCGGCTGCTGTCTCTTTTACCCAGTAAATATCTATACACATAAACAGTAATTCAAGTAACCTTTTGTCTTTAAACATTTTGATAAGCCGGAACTTCAAAAAGCAATGTAAAATATTGTCGTAGCATTTCTTAATATCCAGGGCTTCCCAGTACTTTGTATGCTTTACATTCCTTTCTTAAATGCTTATTCGGAATACGCCCAAAGACGTACCGCCCTGTAAATAGCGGCTTCCGGGTTTCCCCTAATAGTTCCTTGCCAGTCGCTTATTTTTACCAGTCCTTCGCCGTGTCGGTTACTCTGGTAAGGTCACAGCTTGCGCCGTGTTTAGATAGTGTGCAATAATTCATATTTTCCATTGTAAGCATTAAGAAGCACCCCGCCGATGTTCCAGTTCGCGTTACCGCTGCCGTTGTTCGCGTTCACGTAAGGCAAGCCCGCGTTAGCTCCGTTGTTCGCGTTACCGAAGACATACAAGACGTACCAGGCGGCTTACACACTAAATCCCTTTTATGTATTTTCTCTATCCTTTCATGTTCTATCTCCTTCCCGCCGTTTCTTTTGGGTAGTATATCATTTCATTTTGCAAATTCAATACTTTCCCCCTTTCCTTCCATTTTCCTGGAAATCTTTAGGTATTAGGGGGCTGCCCGCCCCCGTTACACCCC